CGAACTATGTTGCTTAGTTCAATTGAAAATTATTTAAAAAGTTTAGTGAAAACTATTGACAAAATAAGGTGTAATTATAGAAATAAGGAATAGGTGATATTATGAAATTAAATGAATTAAGAATAGTGGTACACAAAAATTACAATTTGTGTACCACTATAATGTTAAGCCATAACACCCGTTATTAAACAACCGTTAATTGTTCCGACATTTGAAGCAAATTGGTCGTTAACATACACATATTTAGATGTACCATCAGTAATAGAATTGGTAAAGAATTTTGTTACATCAATTTCACAAGCGGAAGAACTTTCTAAATAAACACCTTTAGTAAAATAATTTGAATTACCCTTTATAGATGATGTTATAATACAATGCGATATAGACGCGCCAAAAAAAGCTGTACATTCATTGTTTGTAAAATTAGTAATAATATCATTAAAATGACAACACGATAATGTTGACACTTCTACACTGGTTTTACATTCTGTAAGTAAGTTACCACTTGTATTAATAGACGAACTGTTAGTAATGTATAGACCTTTACTATTAGCATAATTTTTAGAAACAACTGAATTATCTCTAATAGTTACACCATTAGCACCATCAATTCTAATTCCGCTGAATGTTTCTGATGCCACACTTGATGGCGCAATATAATTGTCAATTATTTCAACGTTTGAGCCATCCCCAATATTTAAAAGAATAATACCGTTGCCTTTAATAACGTCTAATTCGTTATGACAAATATGAATATCATTACTTGTATTACTTGTATTATTTGCAATAATTTCAATTCCATTATTTAACCATTCAATCGCATTTTCATAGAAAAATAAATCAGAACAAGGTGCTGTGTTTGACGAAACAGTTATACCACTGCTAGACGTTAGTATATTTCCACCACCAGTATTTATAATGCAATCGTTAACATAAATAGAAACATTAGGTATATTCATAGCACTATTTACACTATTATCTATAAAAATATTTCGCAACGTTCTACTCATATCACTATTCTGTAATATTTCTGCAAATAAATTGCATTTATCAACGTGCAAATTAGTACATCCTTGTATTACTATTCCCAAGTCATTATTAAAGCACATAACTCTTTTGAAATTACATCTAAAAGCTTGTGAAATGTGTATACCGATTGAATTACTTACCCAATCACTACCGCTTGTTCTAGTTATAGTTAAATCCTGCAATGTGACATTTTGTACAGATAAGTTTATATTATCCGGTTTATTATATGTACCCACTAATATAACAGCTTTTGTAGGATTAGATGTAATAATTCTAGTTCCTTTTTTTGTTAATTCTTCATAACTCCAATTTAACTGATTTACACCTTTTAATATTCTATTAGAAGTTGAAAGTTCTATAGTATTGGCGACATAATAATCAGCACTGCTCAATTCTGTAACATTGAAAATATTGAAACATTTTTTAATAGCATTAGAATTATCAAAATTAGGGTCATTAACTGTAGCACCAAACCATTCCGGATATCCAATAGGATTTGTTTCACTATTTACAATCAAATTTCCGTTGCCTATAAAAATTTGATAACGTCCTGCTGTGATACTTCCATTAATTGTTAAAGTAACACCATCAGCTATATTAATCAAAGCACCTTTAGGAATTACTATCTGAGCATTAATAGTAATATCACTTGTAACATTATAAGTACCTTCTTTTAACCCAATATTAGTATTACTAGCAACAAGTTGGCTAGGATTATAAACAACATTATTTTTAATTTTTTCACTAAGGGAATTATCAGCATTTTCTCTAGCTTCTTTTTCATCGTTAATGTTGTTCTGTAGTGTATTATCAGCATTTTCTCTAGCTTCTTTTTCATTGTTAATAGAGTTTTCAAGTAACGTGTTAAAATTATTAACCCATTCTTCAATAGTAATTTTTTCACAATTACTATTAATAACATACTGGTCGCCGGCTATCATATTATGTGTTATCTTATATAGTTCGCCATTTAACCAAACAAGTTCGCCAACTGTCCTACCCTCTGTTGCTGTTTTACTTACACCCTCATTAGCACTAGCAATTTGTTCCTGCAAATTGTTGAATAAGGTTGACATAATTTCTTTAAGTTTTTCATCGTTAATCAAATCAGCAATATACTGCGGTATATTATTCATATCATTAATAACTTCATTAAGCTTTTCAGCTATTTTACACAGTGTTTCATAATAGCTAAGGCTATCATCATACACCAATGGTAAAATTTTGTTGCACCAAAAACGTAAACTATCAATTCTTTTAAACATAATAACTCCTTTCTACCAAAGCTGAAAGAACAAATCTTCCAAATCATTAATAACCAACATATCAATGTTTAGAAATGTTTCTCTATACTTTTTCAACAAATCACTAGCATTAACTCCTACATAACCGCTAACACTTTCCAAATAATCTTCTGCGCTATTAAAATCATCACTTCCATTTTCACTACTAATTACTTTTCCGCTAGCACTAGAGTTATTAGATGTGTTTGAACTGCTTGTACTTGTATCACTTTTTTTTCTAGCGTTTGTTAAATAAGTACCGCTTTCAACACCACTTAATGAACCTTGTGGTGTTTCTGAATATAAGTCACTACTATTGTTGTTATTTGTACTGTTATCACTACTTTGTGAATTAGAATTATTCGATGTATCTACTACACCATTATTACCAGTTTCCCTTTTACTATTCAACTTTGTTGTTCTTGTTCTTTTTAAGTTATCAGTGTATAAAGGGTTAAAATCAAGTAGTTCAGATTTATACAACTTATTGTAGTATGGCATTATTTCATTAAGCCTAGTATTTAGTCTTAACTTCCATAACCCAACAGTTTCTTCACAAATTTCTCTTGTATAGAAATGTTTTAATATCTTTCTTTCAAGTACACCTTTATAACTTTCATCAAATATAGGAAAATCAAAATCAAATATTTTAGGTATTGCACCAGTAATAACATCTTCAATTTTACTATACCCAACGCTTTCATTTAACCCACTGTTTACCTCGCAAATAAATCTAACTTCCGTTGTGTATTTACTCAACTATTCCACCCCCTCTTCATTTTTATTTTGCGGTTCTTCTATGTCTTGGAAGTCCTCTCTATAGTCTACCCAAATATTTAGGTTAAACATTTCATTTATTTGTTTACAAGCTTGTCTACGGCTTTCAAGCCTTGAATATCTACTTGCAACCGTACCACCTTGGTTTCGAGTAACTTCATCAGTTATCATTCGTTCTTTCTTAACTACATTTATATTGCTAATACCAAGATATGTCAATGCTTCATTCCAAATTTGTGTCTTTAATTCATACAATTTATCAGCGACATAAGGCGCACCAGTTTGTAAAACTTTAAGTCCACTAGCGTCTAACCCTTTTGAGCCAAATATAAATGGTTCATTACCCTCATACTGTTTGTATAAGTTCTTCATAACTAGACGTTGGCTTTCATCACACTGTATTAACACTGGCGTTTTCTGTGCATTAGCATTTACATCTATTGCTCTATCAAGATTATATAACCTCTTACTAAACATTTCAACATCCAGTAATGAATTAGTGTGCAAATAATTATTAAATATAATAACACTATTTGTTTCATTCAATTCTCTTTGATAGCCATTAGTTGCAAATGCCTTACGTTCCATAGGAATACGATAAACATTAAGTTTACCGCCTATCATGCATTGAAGAGATAAATACCCAAGTACTTCGTCTTGAAAGAAAACACACATCCCATCTCCGAATAAACACATTTCCAAAAATCTTTGGTCAACTGTTTTAGGTAAGTTTTGCCACTCAAACATACTTATAGCAAGTTCAGTAAGTCTGTTATAATACTGTAAGTATGTTCTATTATTCATATAAGCGCTTTCCCAAAATTGTGAATCTCTTTTTCTTCCCATTTATCTACTCCTTTCTAGCTAGGTGAGTTATTTAAAGAGTAGTTTCCTACTTCACTAGCTGATTTCCAAAATGTAATACCGTTATCATAAATATTACAAACCTTATGCAAATCATCTGTTGGGCAATTACCAATAGCATTGCAACCCCTTGTTTTAACGTAATTCCAATGAGGACGACTACTTCTGTTTGGTACACCAACTCTTCTTGTAGCGTAACCGTACATATCGAAAAAATCGTCTATGATTCCACAAAATTCCGGTCTTATGTATACATGATTAAAAGTAAAATCGAAACGATTTAAAGCGTACATAATATTTGAAGTCTGATTTCCTTTTGCAGAATCGGGTTGCGCTTTTGCATGAGCCACACTTCCAATCAGTCCTAACACACCATTTAGTGAATTAGTTCCCGCGGAAAGTTTAGCACTTTCAACTGCCATTGAACCGGCAACACTAGCACCACCAGTCATTCCTGCTAAAGCAACAGAAGCCACTGCACTATTAGCACTACTTAAAAGTGATAGACCAATTTGAGTATTGTTTTGCGCTAACCACGCTTTAAAATAATCTCCGCTAAACGAGCATTGTGGTAAACCAGTTAAGGATAAAACGTCAACATAATTTTCATCTAAACCTCTATAATCATGTGGGTATAATAGATATTGACTATCGGGTAAGCAACCACCACTTACAGAAAAAATACAATCATCACTAGAAAAATCTTCGTAATGATACTCTATTGTATTACCTTGGTTGTTATTTCCAAGCATAAATCTATAAGGGTAGCATAATAACTTTTTATTTCTAGGTGTATAACGTCCATTACCCCTAGGTTTTGCAATTCCAAAATTCCTTGTTTGAATGTCTCCGTGTTCTGTTTTATCAAAATTCTTTGGAGCCATATAAATGCAGACAATTTCATCAAGACGATTTTCTGCGTTCATATCAGAAAGCCAGTTATTTATACCATCCCCAGTGCCAGGATTTTCATTGTATATTTTACTAAAAGATGATACTGTTGTACCACAATATACATTTGCTATCATTTCTCCCTTAACACTACCTAACCTATCGGGTGCGGTGTACATAACATAAGGTCTGAATCCGTCAAAAGAACCATCATTATTTATTTTTACATTCCCAAAAACTCCGCTTGAAATATCTAAGTCTAACTGGTATTCTCCTATAGCCAAGTTTTCTTCAACAAGGTTGTCTCCTGCTTTATCTGTTACAGAGTGTTGTCTTTCAATGAAACATGATTTGAGTGTAATGTCAAAAAGGTATGTCTGCATTACATCTATTTCAAATGTAATTTCACTTGTTTCATTATTAACATACTCAACACCAGTAATAAAAGCATAAAACCATTTAGTTCCAAAAGAAGCATTTTGAAATGATAAATAGTTACAATCATAAAGGTTGTCAGCTTTTACTGCTATTCTCATACTTCCTTTTACAACTCTTTGATAACTTTGTGCTGTAAGATTAAACTTAATAATGTTTTGATTTGTATGAAAATAAGCGTTTTGAGAAGCTAAACTACTGAAATATAAAGTGTTTTTATATGTATTATCTAACGGAACATTATGATAAATTTTAATATTACTGTTTGGTTCAATATACATATCATATCTCCTTTACGGGGAAACATTACGTTTCCCCCATTTAATTACTCAACTGTAATAGTTGAAGTTCCGCTCTTCTTACTGTCATAAGTAGAAGTAGCCGTAATTGTAATCTGTGTACCTGCTACTACATCTGCACCTACTGTTACTACACCACTCTTATTAACCGTTACATCATCTGTATTAGAAGTCCAATCAACAGATTGTGGTGCAAAGTACTCGGTCTGAACAACAGCAGACAGTGCTATCTTCTGTCCTGCTTTAACTGTAGCAGTTGCCGGAGAAACTGTAACTTTAGTAACCTTAGGTGTTCCCGGAATAAAAAGTGCATTGTTTGCAAATGGAGAAACACTAAAAGTTTTCCATACATGATACCAATAATTCCAGTATAAACCCTCACCGTTGTACTGCTCGGTAAAATTAAAATAATTGTCAAAAATCATAAACCAATCCTTGTCAACAAGAATACAAGGAATTGCGTCAAGTGCTTCGAGGTCAGTTGCACTGATTTCAGTGTAAGTTGGGTCATCTTTAAATAAGATATTAAGTCTATCAATGTCAAGAGAACCAAAGCTATCTACAAGTACCCTCTTTCCGGCAAACTCCGCTTTGTCTACATTGAAAGCAGAAGCAAGAACCTCAACATCCATAGTAGCATCAAATTTAGAGTTAATAAGAAGATACTGGTCTGCTTTCATTGAGTAATTCTGCACACCTGCAAGGTTGTATTTACTCGACATAAACTCATAATTGTTAGATACACCTTTAATAGTGCTAACAATAGTTTTCATGTTAGTATCAGATACCGTCGGAATGGTAACCGGGTACATTCTACCATCAAGTACATGCTTTGCAAGCATATACTTCATAGTCTGAAACTCGTCATAGTTAGCACCAGTGTACATGGAATCTACAATCTTAGCAATAAGGTCTGTGATACCTTGCCAAGATAGAAAAGCCTGTCTCAACTGGTCGTTCTGAATTGTAGTTTTGTAGTACTTCTGATAGTTCATAATATGAAAAGCAGAACGCACATCCGGGATTTCCCTCTTAAAAAGGTTGCTCTCCGCCACTGCCGGGTCAAACTGATAAGGCTTTGCAATGTTAACAAAAATTTCCTCGATAGTCTCGCCAAATTCTAACAATCCTTTTTTGAACATTGACCACGGATTTTCATACATTTTTGATGTGATAAGTACACGTCCGATACGGTTTACAAGTGCTGATAAGAACTCATTCTGTAACTGTGGATTATCCATAATAACTGCACCAATTTCTCTAATACTGTCTGCATCGGGTGTTGCCAATGGCACATAATTCTGATAGTTAATAGTAGCATTATTTCTGATAACATTTAAAATGTCAACAGACGAATTTGTAAGTGTTACAATTTTTGGTTTAGTAGCCATAATTAGCCCTCTCTTTCTTCAAATAAGTCTGCAAAAGTTTTCTCTTCTCCATCATCTTTTACATCTTCTTCCTGCTCGTCTTTGGTCTGTTCCGGTGTTGTCTCTGAATTGAAAAATCTATCCTTATATTTTTTTCTCCAAGATTTGTCCAGCTCGTCATACTTCTGTTTCCACTGCTCATCACTGTTACCACTTAATCGTGTTTCCATATCATTGAATGTATCGGTCATATCTTCAATGAATGAAACAGCTTCATCCGAAGTATCTTCGCCAATTCGTTCTTTTAAACGATTCATAAATTCTTCTTTACTAAGTACTGCCATTTTATTCTCCTTTCTTATTATTTAAAATTTCTTTAACATCATATAGATAGGCATTTTTGCACGTTTATATGGTGTAGGTGGCGTGGGTGGTTCGGGTGGTTGAGGTGTTCCACCAAAATATTCATACCATTCATTTGCATATTGTAATCTGTCACTTAAAGCTTCTACTCCTGCTCTCTCTCTTTCATATAAAAAGGCTTTTGTCGCTTCTTCAACATCAGTGAGTGCTAAAAATTCAGACCAACTATACGAGTATTCTGATGTGGGTAACCAATAACCACTTGCGTCTTTTATCCCCTCTCCCTCACAAGAAAGTCTCTCACATTGAGCCGCACCCTCATACCAATTATATTTATAAGTTTTACACCAATTGGTTAAAACAGTTGACGGTGTCCATTGTATCAACCCCCACCCTAAAGACACTGAATTACCTTGTTTAATTCCGGGATTCAAAGTGCTTTCTCTTTGTATATTGCCGAGCATACCACAGATGGCTTCTAAGGTAGCACCTTTATTAATAAAGTAATTGTAAAATTCATTTGCATTGTTTTGTCTTTGTTCGGCGTTAAAATATTTTGCTACGCCTATATCATATATCCACGCCATTCCTTTAAATTTATCCTTTCTTTAATATGCCACGCTTTAATAGAGATAGCATAAAAATATTTTCACTGGCTTTACCGGAGTAAGTTTCAAAACCATTTGCTAAAGCAATCTTTTTTCTCTGCTTTATAGAAGTGTTTGTCTCTCCTACGCTTAAAAGGGCATTAACAATAGATTTTGATGTACCAGTGTATTTAGGATAAAAGTTAGTCTTATTGGAAATTCTAGGATTTCCACTAACTACTATAGCAGTGTGACCTCTTGTTTTAGTTACTAATATATCTCCATTGTATATTGGTGTACTTTTTTGATTAACATAAGCAAATGGTTTTTCAAATAATCCACTTTTTGAAAGACAAGTCTTTTCATTACCAGTTGTAAAATTACCAACATCTTTACCAGTTGCCGTTTTAATACAAGCACGAACTAATGATGAACAATCACACTCTGTATCTGTTACAGTATCAACACCGTGTGTAATAATACCTAATCTATTAGACTGGTCGTATCCAATGTGCTTATTATCACAAGCTATTTTCATAGCATATGCTAGATTATTAGCAACTGTAATATCTATAGGTCTTATTACGTACCATCCTTTAGAATGTGTATACATACACTGCAATGATACTTCCCCGACAGTATCATTTGTTGAAGATATTTGTTTGTTATCCCCAACCTTACCGCCACTGCTTTTCCCATTCTCGTCAATTCTTGCTGAACCTATTACTATTCTCATTTGTTACTCCCTTTCTACATTCATGCTGTCACATAACTTCTGCAACACTAATGTGTTTGCGTTCAATGCTTCTGTTAACTTCTCTGTTTCTTCTTTATGCTCTTTGTTTAAGTTTACAATGTAGTAAGAACAAATAAGACACATAGCAATAGGAAAGCCTACTGTTGAAACAGCCTGAAGTACTGTGTTAAACTCCATGTTGTATATCTCCTTTCTATTTTTCTTTTATCTTAGCATATATCTTTACAAATGTCAATAGGTATGCTATAATATTTATGTACAAAAATAACATTAAAATAAAAAGGAGTAACAATATGGAAAATATTTATTATGACGGTACTAAACTGTTATCAATGAAAGACTTAAATGGTAAGACACCAGAGTTGTACTTATGTACCACTAATAGAACTGGTGGAAAAACAACTTATTTTGGTAGATTAGTTGTAAATAGATTTATAAAGCAAGGTAAAAAGTTTGCACTACTTTATAGATATAATTACGAACTTGATGATGTAGCAGATAAATTCTTTAAAGACTTAAATAGTTTATTCTTTATTGGTTGGGAAATGACAAGTAAGAGAAGGGCTAGTGGTATTTTTCATGAATTATTTCTTATTAAAAATCATGATAAAGAAACTGCTGAAAGTTGTGGATATGCTATTTCATTAAATAGTGCAGACCAGTTGAAAAAATATTCACATTTGTTTAGTGATGTAGATTGTATTTTATTTGATGAATTCCAAAGTGAAACCAATCATTATTGTAATGACGAAATTAGAAAGTTTTTAAGTATACACACTTCTATTGCAAGGGGTAAAGGAGAACAAGTTAGACATGTTCCAGTTTATATGCTCGGTAATCAAGTAAGTATTATCAACCCTTATTACAATGAATTGGGCATTAGTAGCCGGTTAAATAGTAACACAAATTTCCTACGGGGAGACGGTTTCATTCTTGAAAATGGTTTCATTGAAACAGCTAGTATTGCACAAAAAGAAAGCGGCGTAAATAGAGCATTTAAGAATAATAACTATATTGCATATAGTAGTGAAAATGTATACTTAAATGATAATCTAGCATTTATTGAAATACCGGAAAGTTCAGTTAGCAAATACTTAGCTACTATAAGATACTGTGGAAATGATTATGCGATTAGGGAATTTAGAGAGCTTGGAATATTATATTGTGACGACCATGCTGATTATACTTTTCCTACACGTATTAGTGTAACAACAGACGACCATAATATTAATTATGTTATGTTAAAAAATAATGATATGTTTATTGCAAATCTTCGGTACTTTTTTGAACATGGAGCGTTTAGATTTAAAGACTTAAAGAGCAAAGAAGCTTTGTTAAAATGTATTTCCTATTAAGGTATCTGCATTTGTATACTCTTCTGAATATTGTGGGTAGCACACTTGGGAGATAGTGCCACAATTATTTGTCGGTTTCGCTGACCGCTTTAGGGTAGCAAATGTTATAGATATAAATAGAAAGAGCAGAGTACAACCTAGTTGTCCTGCTCTTTCTTATTATTTAATTATCTCATTTCATATGTTGTATCTACTAATAGAACGCCACCACGTATTCTTTTTGGAAGTAATTTTCCGGGAATTTTAAGCCCAACTTTAAAGTCATTTAATGTACGTATAATTGGCTTATCTTGTTCAGTAAATAAAAATTTTCTTTCATCTTCTGTTAAGGTTTCTTTTTCTTTATCAGTTATTTTATCAGCAAACATACTTTTGATAAATAAATCTTTACATTTCTGTGGCATACCTGCACACTTTACATTGTAATAAGGATTATCAATCATATTCAAATCTTCATGCGTAACGTGTTCAATATATGTTTTTTGCCTAGTAAAAATAGCTTTATCCCAACAGCTTTCTAGTTTCCAACAGCAAAAATTTTTATCATGTACTGTTATTCCTTTAATTTGTTCAGGTGGCAAATCACAATGTATACTGTCTGTGTCTGCATATATAAAACCTGCTTTGTTAACACCATAGTAATTTTTCTGTGCCGCTCTTATAGTAAAGTTACGTGCATAAGATGTAATAGCTGAACCTACAGCTATAAATCCTGCTTGTTTATCATTAGCTGATACAGATATAAATGACAAAGCTTTATTTTCTTTTATGAAAGCTACTTTGAAAGAACTATCTTCACTACTTGCCATTTTTCCGTACAAATTATTTAAGAAAAGCTTTGCTAATTCTCGTTTAGCACCTTTGTTTTCTAATTTAATTTTCTTGTACTTTTCCATGTATTCATCAAATATACCAATTGCTGTGTAAAAATAACAACCGTCTATTATTTCGAAGTCCACTAACTCATAATGTTCTTTCATAAGAATATAATCTGTCATGGTCAATGTTAATTCTACTCTAGTATCACATAAGTTTCCTGCTTTATCGTAATAATGGTCATAATATTTATCTGTTTTCTTATCATATACATCAGAGCTTTCTAATGCTTCTGTTCCACGATATAAATAATTACCTTTAATTTGTATAAATGGTAAATAATTAGGTTTAATATAGAATCTAGTTTTAATACGTACAAAGTAATACATGTTTTTATTCAATGCTTTTTCCGGTATAAAGTTTCCAACCCAAAAGGTAGGTTTTCCAATTGGGTATGCATTGCCACTCTCACTACTCATCATGCTAGGGTATAAAGAGTTGACATCAGCAGTTGTTCCGTTTTCTTTTATTTTATTCTCTTTACCTTTTACTAAATAGCACCAACCACCTTTGTATGATTTTCTTATCCATGCGTCAGCGTTTGCGTATTTATGTTCACTTTCATTTAATTGATAATCAGTAAGACTAGGAAAAAACATTTCATAATCTTCTTTACCAATAATTTTCTTATACTCTGCTAAACAACATGAACCTATGGTTAATTTATTATGACCCTCTGTAAACATTATTTCTAATGCTTCTTTTACAACTAATACGTCATTAGCTATATATTCTTTTTCTATATCAGTTATGTTACAACCTGCATATCTGAACCCACTATATTCCATTTCTAATTTCTTATGCTTTGTACCAAACGATTCCCCAATTCTTTTAACACTAAAAGGTAATAATTTTAAGCTATCTCGTATTTCTATTATGTGATTATTAACTTTAATTATTATACTATACCATTGTCCTTTGTCTGAAATAGAATACTTAAAAGTATTATTCTGCATTTCTTTTTCTTTTAACCACTCAACTTCCGTTTCTTGTTCGTTCAATGGTGTATATGCTTGCTTAAAATTTAAGTCAACTAATAGATATGATAACCAAAATGAACCATCAAATTTTAAGTTGTGATAATATGCACATATATTTGTGTTAAGAGATTTGAAATAATCGAATTGTTCTTCGATACTATGAAATATATTTACATCTTCGGTAAACAGTTCAACACTGGCACTCGCCCATACTTCTGTATTAACCTGACCTTTGTAAACTGTGGTTTCAAAGTCACACATAAAATAGCGAAACTTTTTAACTTTCAATTTACACACCCCATCTATCCGTTATAATATTCTGCCATAGCCGAAAGATTTTCGGCTTGCTCCATTGATAAAGATGTAACATTAAGTAATCTACCTAGTGAAACAAATGAAGCATTAACTTTTTCGCTATTACTATCATACGAAATTACGTTTAACAAATCAGCTATTTCACTTTCATGCTCTTTCAAGTAATCCTCATATTCAGAAATATTTTCATTCATTTCATAGAATGTCACTGTGTCGTCAAAAATGCTTAATACTTCATTTTTTCTGAATGATATATCTACTGGTGGTTTTGCTTCTCTTTGTAACTCAATTATTCTATCTCTAATAACATCTATAATAGAAATGGTAGGATAATAAATAGGTGCAGTAATTTCTTGACGCTTTGCTTTATTTTTTCTTTTTAATTTTGCTTTTTCAATACCAATGCGTTTTACTTCTTGTTTTCTTTGAAGTGCCGGAACTATTTCTCCAGTTTCTTCATACAAATATTGTGCTTTTTTATATAAATCTTTTGGTTTTAAAGAATGTATTCTTTCTATTGATTTCTTTGTAACTCTTTTTGGAAGAGATGGTACTATATTCTCCGGGAATATGTACCCTTGTTTCTTTGCTCTATTTACTGCTTGAAGTAATCGTCTACGCTCTTTTTGGAAAGCTTTTTGGTTCTGTGTTTGTCTCTTTTTAACCGCCATAATTTGTACCCCATTTCTTAAAGAATAAAAAAGCCACTGGGTTTATACCCAGTGACTTATACTAGGTTTATATCCTAGATAATCGAACAAGTAAGGAACTGTTTACCCTTGTAATTTTTACTATCAAGTTTATAAACCTTAATTGACCACTTTTCAGTCTCTTCTTTCATTTCATTGTAAATATCCATGAAAGAAGCCCAAAAACTAGGTGACCCGGTTACGTATTTTTCTCCGTTTTCATCCTGCAAGATGTAATTTTCGTAATCTTTGTTATCAGATTTTTCGTTATGAATACCAAGAACTGCATAAGAAGCCGGTGTAATTATGACTGCTTCTTCATCACAAGCTAAGTCTAATTTTACTGCATCAGATGTGTCCTTTAACATGATTCTTTCCTTTGCTGATAACTCTTTACTGCTTTCTTTGATTTCTACTGAATATCCTGTCATTATTTTTATCTCCTTTTATAATTTAATTTGGGTACTAAGATTATTCAGAAGCTTCTGCTTCTTTTCTCGTTGCCGGGTCAAGAATTTTTGCGTTATTAATAAAATCCTGCTCCGTCATGCCGTACAGTGTTTCAATCTCTTTCTTGTCAACAATGTGTACTGCTTTTACGTAAGCTGTGTTAATTACTTCCTCGACACTCTTTAATAACTTTTTGTCGTCCTTATAGGTTCTTGGAAGTGTAACTGTTTCATTGAATGGTTCTGCTGAATTAACATCCAAGCATAAAACAATTACCTTGGTTGTTGTGATGGTACGTGTTACCATTGGTTTTCTTGCCATTGTTTTTCTCCTTTTCTTTTATGACATTTATTAGTTACTGGTATAAAGAATTTTAATCTTTATACGAATGGTGTGGTACGAATCGAACGTACATCAGGCCTAACTCTGCACACCAGTTGAACAATGGGGTTGTTCGGTTTTTGAACTGTTATCTTTACTACTCTTACATGATACCATATTATAGGCACATTGTCAATATTTAATTTTAAATTTGTTGAAAAATTATTTCGTGACGTTTGCGATATAAAAACGACTTCTATTGAATTTCTCTAAAATAAAGTTTGTGATTCTCAACTTTAAATTCAAAACAATAGCATAATGCATCATCAATAATTTTCATTACCTCTGTTATATTGTCTATTAACCCAGTGTTAAATTCTTCCCACATATTAGTACCTCATTATGACACATGCTATAAAATCATTAATATTAACAATGATATTGAAATTTCCGCCCATTCTTTTTCTTGAGGAAAATAAAACATAAGCGCTTTTAAATAACCAATAGCTTCTGCGCATAATAACGAATTACGCGCTAACTTTTCGGCTGGGTATTTTTGTTCAAAAATTTCTTGTTTTGTTTTTTCTTCTTTCATTATGATTTCTCCTTTTTTCTTATTACATTTACACTCTAATGCGGTAAACTGGGTGTAAGGAATCGAACCTTGCTAACACTCAATACCAGTATTTTAATTATTCTTCGTTGTCTAATAATTTTCGAGTAGCCGGGTCAAGCTTTTGTGCTACCTTTAGAAAATCAATTTCTTTCAAACCGTACATTTCTTACATCATTGAAATTAAATTATTGCATCTCATTTCAAGTTCACACATATCGCCATAACTTTCTACAGAAATATTTCTATAACACTCTTTTCTAATAGCTTCGCTTCTAATAGTAATTAAACGATTTAATGTGTATGAACACTTTGAAACATCATTTTCCCATTCTTTAATAACCTTTAATTCTTCTCTTAATTCAGATAATTTAATCATATAACCTCTTCCTTTCAAATGTGATTTCCTTATTTCCTTTACCTTTATAAGGATTATACCAAATTTCCAAAGTATTACAATGATTTTTTCTTATCATCTTGTACCAAAATAATTGATATAATTTAATATAAAATTAGTACACATATGTACTTTGATAATTTAAAACTTTAAAACTTTACTTCATTAAAGTGAGATTGATGTACCAAAAATGAGGAAACCTTGTACTGCAAAATTCGCTAATGGGGCAATATGGTTATTTTTACGATACCATAAAACGCTTTACCCACATTCACATTATTTTTGGTGGGATATAATGCCACTATCGACTATTGGCAACGCACATATCTTTAGGCAAAAGACTGTGTAGAACCACAATGTTTTACACTGACGCACACCAAAACATTGCACCAAAAAGGATTGTGATTACTAGGTGTTTAACGTGGTTAACCTATTACCACATAAACGTTTTATGGTGTCGTTATTTCGTCTATCACCTTGTTTCTATAATTATAATACCACTTCCACCTTATTTTGTCAACAGTTTTCACTAAACTTTTTTAAATAATTTTCGATTGAACTACGCAACGTAGTTTGATGCACACGGTGTACCCAACATGGGGGAAACCTCGTACCGCCGAAGACGTTTTGTCATCATCCGAACAGCCTGTAAACATAGTCAGCGAAGCTATGAGAAGCATCACCAAGTAA